TGAGGACCTACTTGAACCGCATCGGTTTTATCGGGGACGAGTTCAAGAACTGCCGCGAGCACCTTTGCAAACACCTGGAAGGTTCCGCGGCCTGGCGGTTTCGTGCGGCATAGCTAAGGCGGCCGCCCACTTATGGCGTTTACGATATACTATTCAGGACAGGCCGCGCCCAGGCCAACCTGGGGCGGCCCGCGCAAGGAGGAAGAGACGATGAGCAAGGAAACCAATAAGATATATTTGGCCTACGGTAGCAATTTGAACCAGGAGCAGATGGCCTGCCGCTGCCCCGACGCCAAGGTGCTGGGAAGCACCAGGTTAAACGGATACCAGTTGCTATTTAGAGGTAGCAAGGCCGGCGCGGTGGCCACGATAGAAAAACGCAAGGGCGGCAGCGTGCCGGTACTGCTCTGGGAGATTACCGCCCGCGATGAGGAAGCGCTGGACCGCTATGAGGGATATCCGATCCTGTACCGCAAGGAAACGGTCAAGGTGCGTTTAGACGGTCAATGGGTAACGGCGATGGTATATATCATGAATGAAGGCAGGCCGCTGGGAATTCCGAGTCGGCGTTACTACGACATTATTTGGCGGGGCTATGCGGAGGCGGGCTTTGATACAACCGTCTTAAGCGAGGCGGTACGTGAATCGGCGGTGGGAGCGTGAGCCAAAAAACGCTTATGACTGATAAAATAATCGAGCAGATATTAACCATTCGGGAGAGTGGGGTAGCCAACATGTTTGATGTAAACCGCGTTCAATGTGAAGCGTACCGCAAAGGTTACTATGAACTGGCCGTTTTCCTCGAGGAACATCGTAAGGAATACGCAAAATTCATTCTGACCGGGGAAAGCGAGTAAACCGGCAAGACAAATGAATCCGTTGCATTTATTAAGGGACTTCAGCAATGAGGCCCCTTTTTTGCTGGGCTTGAAAGGGGATTATCAACTTTGGAGGATAAAAACAAATACCTGATCTCGGAAGACGGTAGATATATTACAGGTCTTACCAAAAAAGGCGTAGAGTTTTATTTTGATATAGAAGATTTCGACAAAGTTAAAAAGCATGCCTGGTATCTTTCAAAGCGTGGATACATTACAACGAATATCAAACGCAGGGCTCGGCCAATGCATAAGTTTCTTCTGGGAGATATTAAGAACGCAGAAGTTGACCATATATCAGGAAACAAACTTGACAACCGCAGAAGGAATCTGCGTATTTGCACGCATCAGGAAAATATGTTCAATCAGAAAAGAAAATGCACCAATACAACCGGGTTTGTAGGCGTCAGTTATATAAAAAGGGTTGGCCGCTACGAAGCATATGTCCATTGCGGAGGGAAAAAGCATTATATTGGCTTGTTCAACAGCCCGGAAGATGCGGCGAAAGCCAGGGATAAGAAGGCGTCTATACTTTTTGGTGAATTTGCGAGGCTGAATTTTCCGGCAAGGCGGGAAAGCAGTGGCTAAAACAAAGAACAAGAAATTCACTCCTACCAGATTTATGCTTCCCGATTCCCGTTACGATAGAGAGCGAGCCGACCATGCCGTCGCCTTCATAGAAAACCTCAGGCACACCAAAGGTGTTTGGGCTGGGCAGCCGTTTTACCTGCTCGATTGGCAGGAGGAGCTGATCAGAAATGTTTTCGGGGTTATTAAAAAGAACGGGTATCGCCAGTTCAATACCGTATTTATCGAAGTGCCGAAAAAGAGCGGGAAGTCGGAGCTCGCCGCCGCAGTTGCCCTGTATATGCTTTGCGCCGACGGAGAGCAGAGTGCCGAGATATATGGCTGCGCCACCGACAGGCAGCAGGCCGGAATCGTGTTTTCCGTGGCTCTAGACATGATACTCCAATGCCCGGCCTTGAAGAAAAGGATAAAAATTGTGGAATCGCAGAAGCGGATAATCTATGAGCCGACCCGCAGTATTTACCAGGTTTTGTCGTCGGAGGTTGCTTCAAAATACGGATATAATGTGCATGCTTGCATATTCGATGAGCTGCTTGGGCAGCCGAATCGGAAGCTCTACGATGTCATGACGAAAGGGTCAGGAGCGGCGAGAAAGCAGCCGCTCAATTTTGTCATCACTACAGCCGGGTCAGACAAAAACAGCATTTGCTATGAGGTGCACAGCAAAGCAATAGATATTCTTGAGGGCAGGAAGGTTGACTCGACCTTCTATCCTGTAGTATACAGTGCGCCTGAAGATGCGGACTGGACGGATCCTCAAGTGTGGAGAACGGCAAACCCGTCTTTGGGCGTAACGGTGGATGAAGAATATCTGCGGCTTGCCTGCGAGAGCGCAATCCAGAACCCTGCCGAAGAAATGCTGTTCAGGCAGTTTTTCTTATGTCAGTGGACTCCTACCGCTATGCGCTGGATGCCGATGGAGAAATGGGACAGGTGCGCTTTCCCTGTCGATGCGGAAAGTTTGCGCGGGAGGATCTGTTACGGAGGGCTTGACCTGTCCAGCACTACCGACATCACAGCTTTTGTGCTGGTGTTTACCCCGCTGGATGAAGCAGATAGATATCAGGTCCTGCCGTTTTTCTGGATACCGGAAGAAAACCTGGATCTACGGGTACGGCGTGATCATGTACCCTATGATATCTGGAAACAGCAAGGATATCTTAAAACAACTGAGGGCAATGTGGTGCATTACGGATTTATCGAAGCCTTTATTGAGGAACTGGGTACCCAATACAACATCCGGGAAATCGCCTTTGACCGCTGGGGCGCGGTTCAGATGACGCAGAACCTGGAAGGGCTTGGGTTTACGGTGGTGCCTTTCGGCCAGGGTTTTAAGGATATGTCCCCTCCCACCAAAGAACTGATGAAACTGACCCTGGAAGAAAAGATCGCCCATGGCGGCCATCCGGTTCTGCGCTGGATGATGGACAATATCTTTGTTAAAACTGACCCAGCTGGAAACATAAAGCCTGACAAGGAAAAGTCCACAGAGAGAATTGACGGTGCGGTAGCAACGATTATGGCGTTGGATAGGGCGCTTAGAAATCAAGGGGTTGCGGGTGGTTCTGTCTATGATGAGCGGGGGCTTTTATTTATTTAGCGAGTAAACAATTGATATTGGAGCATAATTATGGTACAATAATACCACAAAAGGGGGCGATATTATGCCTAAAATAATTCCAATTCGTGATTTAAAAAAAACGAGCGAGATATCACGGATGTGCCATGAATCAGATGAGCCTATTTTTGTAACTAAAAACGGATATGGGGATATGGTCATCATGAGTATGAAAATATATGAGGAAAAGATGTTCATGTCCGATGTATACCGTAAGCTGAATGAGGCCGAGGAACAATTGGCGGAGGGGAAAATACTCGACGGAGATGAGTCTCTAAAGAGTATAAGAGAAAAGTATAATGTATAAGCTGATTGTTTCAGAACTTGCTCATCAGGATTTGGACAGCATTATATCTTATATCGCCGTCCAACTGGCAAATCCGGTGGCCGCGTCTAATTTTCTTGACGAGGTTGTCAGGTGTTATGGCTACTTGAACAGCAATCCGATGATGTATTCCAAATGTAACGATAGCCGGTTGGAAAAAGAGGGTTATCGCAAGGCCGTTATAAAAAACTACATTCTTGTATATAAAGTGGATGAAATCGCTAAAACAGTAAGTATTTTGCGTTTCTTCTATGGCGCTCGGGATTACGAAAAACTGGTATAAAAGAGCATACCCCTAAAATAACCAAGAGCATCGCCTAGGCGGTGCTTTTTTCATGCCATTTTGCGGGAGGAATGAAATGAAAATTCCGTTAATATCAAGATTTATGCGGTCAAGAGCCAGTCCTAAAAACAGCCTCTACGGCAGCACATACAGCTTTTTCTTCGGCGGCACCGCCAGCGGCAAAACGGTTAATGAAAGAACCGCCATGCAGACCACCGCCGTATATGCCTGCGTCCGAATCCTGGCGGAAACCATAGCCAGTCTGCCGCTCAATGTTCACCGTTCCACGGACAATGGCAAAGAGAAAGCCATAGACCACCAGCTATATTATCTGCTCCATGACGAGCCTAATCCGGAGATGACTTCATTTGTGTTTCGGGAAACACTGATGAGTCATCTTTTGTTATGGGGCAACGCCTATGCCCAGATTATCAGAGATGGCCGGGGAAAAGTATTGGCCCTGTATCCCCTGATCCCCGATAGGATGACGGTAGACAGAAGCATAAATGGCGAGCTTTTCTACGAATACCGCAAGGATACCGGAAGCGTAATTCTAAGAAAGGAGGATGTTTTACACATCCCCGGGCTGGGTTTTGACGGTCTGGTAGGCTATTCTCCCATTGCAATGGCAAAAAACGCCATCGGCATGGCCATAGCAACCGAAGAATACGGCGCTAAATTCTTCGCCAACGGGGCCAGCCCAGGCGGAGTTTTAGAGCATCCCGGGGTAGTTAAAGACCCGGCCCGAATCCGGGAAAGCTGGAACGCTGTATATCAAGGCAGCGGCAACGCCCACCGGGTAGCGGTTTTGGAAGAGGGCATGAAGTTCCAGCCCATCGGCATACCGCCGGAACAGGCGCAGTTTTTAGAGACCAGAAAGTTTCAGACCGAGGAGATTTGCCGTATCTTTCGGGTGCCTCCCCATCTGGTGGCTAATTTGGATAAAGCCACTTTCAGCAACATCGAGCATCAGTCCATCAGTTTTGTTGTCCATACCATCCGGCCCTGGCTGGTAAGGCTCGAGCAAGGAATGAATAAAGCTCTGCTCAGCCCATCCGAAAAAGGCCAGTATTTCGTGGGTTTTGTGGTGGACGGGCTATTGCGGGGCGACTATGCTTCAAGAATGCAAGGCTACGCCATAGGTATTCAAAACGGTTTCTTAAGCCCCAACGATGTACGGACTTTGGAAAACATGAACACCATCGAGTATGGCGATATTTATGCCATGAACGGCAACATGTTAAAGCTTGAAGATGTGGGCGCGTATGCCAATACCAATAGAAAGGAGGTCGGCCAATGAGCAGAAAGTTTTGGAACTGGCTTAAAAACGAGCAGGATCGAACCCTCTTTTTAGATGGGTATATCGCTGAGGACAGCTGGTTCGACGACGATATTACCCCCAAGCAGTTTAAAAGCGAGCTCTACGCTGAGGATGGCGATGTCGTAGTGATGCTCAATTCCCCAGGGGGAGACGTCTTTGCCGCCAGCCAGATCTACACCATGTTAAAAGAATATCCGGGCCATGTTACCGTCAAAATCGAAGGGCTGGCTGCCAGTGCGGCTTCAGTAATCGCCATGGCGGCGGACGAGGTTCACATGTCTCCGGTAGCCATGATGATGATCCATAACCCCGCCACCGTCGTATTCGGGGAAGTATCTGACCTTCAAAGCGGTATTGCCATGCTGTCCGAGGTTAAAGAAAGCATCATCAATGCCTACGAGCAGAAAACCGGCTTATCAAGAGCCAAAATATCGCACATGATGGATGCCGAAAGCTGGTTTAACGCCTTCAAAGCAGTGGAGCTGGGCTTTGCCGACAAAGTCCTATACACAACCGAAGAGCATCTAACCGAGCCGCCCAGTGCGGCTTATCTTTTTGACAAAATGACAGTCACCAACGCGCTGGTAAAAAAGTTTCCGCTGCCCCAGGTTAATACCCCTGAACCGCTGACCGGCACCCTGCTCAGCTACCTGGAAAAGCGGCTCAGCCTATTAAAACATTAGAATGGGAGGAATAACCATGAGCAAAAT